CTCTAAAAATTCTCCGGGGGAGGTTTTTTCTAGTGGTCAATCGACCTTATCTTATATTTTTGGCTTTTTGCTAGTTTTATGGAGGCCAATGGGCCCCTTGTCTCCGGGGTTTAACCGTATTTCCCAGCGGTTGCTTCTGTTGTTTGTCATCTCAGTTTTCCTTTCTTCTGAGAACATTCTTCTTTTCTGTGTTTCCTGCCCAGAACCTACTGTCTAGAAGTCATTGGTCTCTTTAAAACTAGTAAAAAGTTTATAATAACAAATTAAAAGGAGGATAAAAGTAGATGTATGAAGTAGATATTTCTCCAAAACCATTACAAATAGGTATAAGAAGTGCTAGTCCGGGTGGAGGTTCGGGAGGCGGACCTCGTAATTATATAACATTTGTTGATATCAACGATCAAGAAGAGAAATATGTATATGTTGACAATGGTATTTTATATATTTCAGATGTACCGCCTAATATATAATTATTAAAAGGAGGTTTATATGAGTAGAATACTCCCACTTAAATTAGTAGCTGGCGATACTGGGAGTTATCCAGTTTTAATAACTGGCGGTCCAGTAACTAAAGCTATATTTTCTTTAAAAGTAGATTTGGCAGATGACTATAGTTTTATTCATCAGAATGACACGTATCGAATTATAAAATCAGGAACTACGGTTGTTTATTCATTAAATGAAGATAATGATTTTGGAATTAAAATTGATGGTGACGAAGAACTATCGAAATCAATTTACATTAATATTATACAAGAAGATGAAGATGCTCCAGAATCCGATTCTCATGAATTTACATTTGAGTTGCCATCAAAATTAACAGAATTTTTTAAATCTGGAACATATAGCTATGATATTTCTATAAAAGTAAATAATGATAATACGGATTGCTATACGCCAATATATTCTTATTCTTATGTGATAGTTCCAAAAATAAATAAAATAATTTAAAATAATTAACAAAACATTACTGAAAGGAGGTATTATATAATGCTCGCTATAGTAGCAAGTATTATTGCATTATGTATAAGCATAACTACTCTTTTGGGAATTATATTCGGAGTAATGTTAAAAATTATTAAATTTCTTGAAAGACAAAAGCAGCAAGACGTAGAACTTACAAAAATTCGACAAGAGCAATCGTTAATGACAACCGGACTTCTAGTTTGCATGAAAAATATGGTTGGAGAAAAAAATACAAAAGAAATTGCATGCACAATAAAATTATTTGAAGAGCATTTGAATAATGCTGCCCATACCTAAATAAAAAAAGGAGGAATAAAACATTGAATGAAATGAATACTCCTGATAGCAGAGTTGAAAATATTTTACAAACAATGCTTGGATCCGAAAGTCCTATAGAAAAACCGGCTAGTAGAGTTGAGTCACTTCTTTCTGATATTAAAGATCTTTTGTCTGAGATTGAGAATAAGGTTTTATATAAACATTATATTAAAATATGGTGGTATGAAGATAGTACGCCAGCGTATGTTCTTTGTGGTGTAATTATTAATAATGTTGCTGAGGCCTATAATGGAACATCATTTATATCAGTTAGAGATGATTTTATTCCAATTGGCTTTTTTGACGGTGCAAGTGGTACCCAAGGAAATGGATGCTATGCAGTTATAAAAAAGTCATCGTCAAACTATTTCGATGTGATGTTATTAGATTTTACAAGTGAACCCTTTTCTTATGAACAATACCCTGGAAATTGGGTACATAGTATACAAGATATAGTAACTCGTTTAATCTAACCAATAAGTAAAATACATTTTGGACTCCCGCACAAAATGTGTTTTAAATATTTATTAATTAATTTATAAAGGAGAAAAGAAAAATGGAAGTTGAAAATGTTGCTTCTAAAGGCGTTGCCAATACTGCTCTTGGTCTTGGTATTGCCGGTCTTAGCGTTGGAGTTCTTGACGCTATGGGTGGAATAGGAGGGATTCTTGGTGGCCGTAATGCTAATACCGATGAAGGTGATAAGCCTATTACTCGCCACGAGATGGAACTCTATTCTAAAATTTCTACTCTGGAATCCCAGAGGTATACTGATGCTGCGGTCGCTGGGGTTAATGCTCAGCTTTCTGCTCAGGCTACTTGGAATGCTGTTGCTATGAGTAACATTAGTGTTCTGCAGAATCAGACCGCACTTATTATGGGGATGACCAAACTCGGCATTCCTTCCGCAAATATTATTACGCCTAACGAAATAGCATCTACTGCTACATCGAATGGCTGATAATATTTAAATAAAACGACTAAGTAAGTCGTCCGCGAGCGGGAGCGCGGTTTATTTATTAATTTATAAGGAGTAATTAATTTATGAAATACGAAAAACAAAAATTCTGTGCCATGTTGGCAAATTATGCAGAAACAGAAATCGTCCCGAAAATAACCTCTGGTAATTCTAATTTTATAACTGATAATACTGCAAAAGTATTAGCTTTAACTGCTGTTTCTTTATTTAAAAGAAGCGATTCCATTCAAAATAAAATTCTTAAAAAGTATCCTATCATAGATTGTCTATTTGATGAAGATGGTCATATAGATCCAGATGAATTAATAGATGCTTTAAGTGATGCTTTAGATCGTTTTGGTGAGTTTGAGATTACAATTCTTAATCAAAAGTTTAAATTTAAAGCTTCTGATGTGAAAACTCTTAAAAAATATATGAATTGGAGTGATGTTAAAAATGTTTGATTGGGGAAAAGCAATTAAAGACGAGGAAGATGGCGTTGAAGAATATACCAAACTCGCAGAAGAAATGAAACTTAAGTATCCTCATAAACTTTACGCTCTTCAATTCGAAATTATGGCTAGAGATGAAGCCAAACATAAGAAAATGTTACAAAAAATGATGAAAGAAATCCAAAATCAAAAGTAAGAGGTAAAATATGGCTAGAAAAGGAAAAACGTACGAGCCTGATGAAATTTTAAGGCCCGCGTTAACACCTGATGCAGAAGAACAAAAATGCATCAATCTAGCCGTCAATCTCGCGAAAAAACAATTAATTGAAGGAACCGCCTCTTCACAAGTTATAACTCATTATTTAAAATTAGCCTCTAGTAGAGAACGATACGAGCAGGAATTGCTTGCCAAAAAGATTGAATTAGCACAAGCTAAAACCGATCTTATTGCTTCTGAAGCTCGACAAGAAGAACTTTATAAACAAGCAATGGCAGCATTCCGCTTGTATCGTGGAGAAGATGATGAAGTCATATAATGAGTTAATAACAATATCCTCATTCGAAGAAAGATTCGAATATTTAAGATGTCCCAGCAAAATTGGAGAAGAAACTTTTGGGTATGATCGTTGGTTAAACCAAACATTGTACACAAGCCAGCAATGGCGGAATTTCAGAAACAGAATAATCGTTCGAGATGACGGCTGCGATATGGCGTTGGCAAATCATACCATTCCACATGGAGAGATAATCATCATACATCATATAAATCCTATAACTATAGATGATATAGTAAATAGAAGACCATCGGTGTTTGATGAAAACAATGTAGTTTGCGTGAGACATAGTACTCATGAGGCTATACATTATGGCGATCTTTCTACTACCGGAAGAATTTCCGGATTAAATGGTGAAAGATTTCAAAATGATATGTCCCCTTGGAAAATCTAAGAAAGGAGTATGTTATATGGCTACTGCAAAAATAGTAAAAGGTAAAGTTACTTGTGGTTTACTTAATTTTAGATCTGAACCAATAGTACATAAAGACACAATTCTTTTCCAAATTAAGAATGGTGAGATTGTTAAGATCGTTGATGAAAGTAATGAACTTTTTTATAAGGTTCGTTATACAAAAAGTGATAAAAAAGTAGTTACTGGTTATGTAATGAAAACTTTTATTCAGAAACAGGAAGAGCCTAAAAAAGAGGAAAACAATGAATGATAGCATTTTAAACTCGATAAAAAAACTTTTAGGTTTATCGTCGGATTATATAGAGTTTGATACTGATATTATCATTCATATAAATTCTGTATTTTCTATTTTACAGCAACTTGGTGTTGGACCTGAAAATGGTTTCTCTATTAGTGACTCAGCAACTACATGGGCTAATTATATAAATAGTGATAATCAAATAAACGACGTCAAGACATATATGTATCTTAAGGTCCGATTATTGTTTGATCCGCCAACTAATTCTTCGATCCTTAATGCTCAGCAAGAATTAATTAAAGAATTAGAGTGGAGACTTAATGTAGCTGTAGACGACGGTACTAATAGTTAATGGCTCTTAGCAATACTGCTACGCCATATTATTACGGTTTATTTCGAGATTCTGTTATTAGAGGCGATAGGCCGGTTTGTAAAGAAATAGCTTTGCAAATGGCTCGAATAGATGAGAAAATTGCAAATCCTGCTTATTATTATGACCCGTTAGCAGTAGAAGGATTTATACAATTTTGCGAACAAGAATGTACTCTTGTAGACGGCGGCCCAGTTCATATGCTTGATGAATTTAAGCTTTGGGCCGAAGATCTATTTGGATGGTACTATTTTGTTGAACGTAGTATCTTCGTTCCAGATGAAAATGGACCTGGAGGACACTATGAGATAAAAAAGATTAAGAAGAGACTTACTAATAAGCAAGTTATTATTCTTGGAAGAGGCGGAGCAAAGTCTATGTATGGTTCATTTGTTCACAATTATATTCTTAATTGTGATACAACTACTACATATCAGATCGTTACTGCTCCAACAATGAGACAGGCTGAAGAGACATTGTCGCCTATTAAAACTGCTATAATCAATGCTAGAGGTCCTTTATTTAAGTTTTTGACGGAAGGTTCATTACAGAATACCACGGGCAATAAGTTAAATAGACAAAAATTGGCGAGTACCAAAAAAGGAATTGAGAATTTCTTAACTGGTTCGCTGATTGAGATAAGACCATTAAGTGTTGATAAGTTACAGGGTTTGAGATGTAAAGTCGCCGTATTAGATGAATGGCTTTCTGGTGATATTAGAGAAGATCCAATAGGTGCAATTGAGCAATCTGCATCTAAAATCCCAAATTATATCATTGTTGCTATATCTTCTGAGGGTACTGTTCGTAATGGTCCTGGCGACACAATCAAAATGGAATTAAGAAAAATACTTAGAGGCGAATATTATAATCCACATGTATCTATTTGGTATTATAAGCTGGATGATGTTACTGAAGTATCTAATCCTGCCATGTGGATAAAAGCACAACCAAATATTGGAAAGACAGTGACATATGAAACGTATCAATTGGAAGTCGAAAGAATGGAACATAACCCATCCACTAGAAATGACACCCTCGCAAAACGATTCGGAATTGAAATGGAAGGATATACATATTACTTCACTTACGAGGAGACTAAACCTCATCCGCAACGTTTTTATAATGGGATGCCCTGCGCTTTAGGTGCCGATATGTCTCAAGGAGATGACTTCTGTGCGTTTACCTTTTTCTTTCCTCTTGGTAATGATACGTTTGGTATTAAGACTAGAAACTATATAACTGAAGATAAGTACGCTAAAGTTTCTCCAGCAATGCGAGCTAAATATGATGAATTTATCAATGAAGGTACGCTTATAATTATGCCTGGAGTAACATTAGGCGATTTAAATGATGTATATGAAGATATGGATAGACATATCGAGGAAATGCAATATGATGTAAGGGCATTTGGTTATGACCCTTTTAATGCACAAAATTTTGTAGAACGTTGGACTACTGATAATGGACCGTTTGGTGTTGAGATGGTTAAACAAGGCAAAAGAACCGAGTCGGTTCCTCTTGGTGAGTTAAAGCATCTTAGCGAAAATAGATTGCTGTGGTTTGACGAGTCTATTATGGGTTGGGCTATTGGTAACTGTGTAGTTGATACGGATAATAATGGTAACCGTAAGTTATATAAGTTGCGTAATTCTGAAAAAATTGACCCAGTTGCAGCTCTTATGGATGCTTATATTGCATGGAAAGCTAATGCCGACGCTTTTAAATAAAATATAATCACTCCAAGAAAGGAGGAAAAGCTTTTGAATGATAAAACTATTAATATGAGCGATGTTATAAATTCTGGAGAAGATTTTCTTGCTCATTACGGTATTAAAGGTCAGCAATGGGGACAGAGACGCTTTCAAAATGAAGATGGAACACTTACCCCAGAAGGTCGTAGACGTTATGGTTTAAATCCAAAATATGCCGGAATGTCTGATAAAGAAATTCGCGAAGCTCTTGAAAAAAAGCGTACACAAAATAAATATGTAGAACTCATGACTGAAGGTCCTAGAAAAAAACAGTCTGAAATAAAAGAGTTTACTAAAACTGCTTTTAGTACAGCGAAAACAGGAGTAGGAGTTCTTGATGCTACAAAATGGCAAGCTGTTAAAAAGGAAGCCGACGATGCAATAAAAGAAGAAACAAAATTGTTAAAAGGTAAAAAACCAGGCGATCCTATATATGATAAAGCTCAAGAAAACATTCAGATGTATAAAAATGTAAAAGAAGGTTACAAAGCAGGAAAAGATTTTTTAGATAAAGCATTGAGTTCTTCAGAGTATCCTTCTACATTTATAGCAAAATCGGCTACTGAAAAGGAACTTAAAGAAAAAACAGCAGAAGCTAAAAGAAATATTCAAGAGTTAGAGCACGAGGAACTTAAGAAAACTGTTGATCGAATGCTTCTTGAAAAACAGTATGATGAACTTGTTAATCCACCAGCTCCATCTAAAATAGAACGCGGTAGAGAAACGCTTCAAACAATCGGTTCTGTTCTTGGTGTTGTACTTACTGCTGCCACTCTTGCAAAATTGCTTAAAGATTGGAAAGGCAAAAGTGTTGCCCAGTCTGATGAAGATGGAGAGTATCTTGCTCATTATCGTACAAAAGGTTCTAAAAATGGTGTTCGTCGTTACCAGAATGAAGATGGCTCTCTTACTCCTGAAGGTTATCGCCACTATGGCATTGACCCTAATGGGCGTCAAGCAGCCGATCCTAGAGAATTGCTGGCTAGACAACGTGTTCAACAGCAGATGCAAGCTCGTGAAGCTAAAGCTCAAAGACGTCAAGCTGGCTATACTCAGAAATTCCAGCAGAGACAAGCTATTCGAGACGCAAGAAATCAAGCGGCAATTCAACGGGTCTATGACAAACAATCCATTAGGACTCAGAGAGAGCAACTTGCTACTCAAAATAGAGCTGCTGCTGAGAATAGAAAAAATATTCGTCGTAACATTGTTAAGGGCGTTGCCGCAGTTGCTGCTATCGGGGCAGCTTTATATGCGGGGCGTCATTTCTTGCAACAGAGGGCTCTTGATAACCAATATGTAAGAGATATTGGCAAGATGAACATCGAAAATAAGGCCAAACTTGAGCAAATTAAAGCCCAACTTGAACCGATTAAGTACGAGAAGGAAACCGAAAGAATTCTTGGTGAAAAGAAACTTAATATAGATAAATATGAAAAAGAAACCACTCGTATACTTGGTAAAGAGAATGCAGGTTTAGAAAAATATAAAGCTGAAACAGATAGAATTAGTAAAAATACACAAAAATCTATTCCTAAGCCAGAAGTAAAGTCTAATAAGCCTGCTTCTAAACCAGAAGCAAAGCCGACTCCTAAGCCTAAAGGAAGTGGAATATATTCTGATGATTTAAATAAAACTACATTTACAGAGGCCGAAGTTGAAAAGAATGTAGAAGAGCAAAGAAAAAGAACTAGTGAATATTATGAACGGCAAATGGCTAAACAAAAAGAAGGATATGAAAAACGAATAAGTGAACTTTCTAATCGAATTCAGACTCCAGCTTCTGCTCCGAACCAAATTCCTAAGTCAGAAGCAAAGCCGACTCCGACTACTCAAACTCAGAGTCCAAAAACGGCAAGAGAAATAGTTGGGGAAGAGAGATATCAACGGTATTTGGATAGGAAAGCAAAACTTGATAGAAAAGATGAAGAAAATGCTAGAGATGCTAGAACAAGAGATCATAAACAAGGTTGGGACGATATTCGAAAAAGAGAAGTAGAAGTAGAAGCTTCTAGAAGAGAATTAGAAAGACAAGATATTTTAGAGGCTAGAATGACCAATTTTAAAAAAAGAATAGATGAAGAAAATGCTAGAGATGCTAGAACAAGAGATCATAAACAAGCTTGGGATAAGTTGGTTAAAACCGGAGCTTTAGAAAAAGCACAAGTAAGGAATGGAATAATATTTGATAGAAGAACTAGGAAACGTATAGATAAAAGACAAGTAATGTTTTTAAGAAACTATTTAGGCCACGAGGAGGAGTTAATCTATGTCGTTAATTAATAGATTATCGAATGCTTGGAATGCATTTAGGCATAAAGATACCTCCTATGATTGGACGAATAGAGGTTATGTTACAACATATAGACCGGATAGAACTGTTGGATTATCTACGGTTAAAGCAAGAGGTCTTATAACACCTATTTATAATCGAATTTCTATGGATGTTGCCGATATTCCAATTCGTCATGTGAGAGTAGATCCTGTAGAGGAACGTTTTGTAGAAGAATTAAAAGACGATATACATGAGCGTCTGACATTATCTGCAAATCTTGACCAAACAGGTCGTGCTTTTATACAAGATGTGGTTTTTTCCATGTTTGACGAAGGTATTGTAGCGGTTGCTCCAATAGATGTCGATGATGAAATAGATCCAAATTATAAAGATTCTTTTAGAATTCTTAGTTGGCGTTGTGGAAAGATTGTTGAATGGGCTCCAGAGCAGGTCCAAATTCATTTATATAATGAAACAACGGGCCAATATGAAGATGTATGGTTTAATAAAAGAGCAGTTGCAATTATCCAAAATCCATTCTATGAAATAATGAATGCTCCAAACTCCATACTTCAACGTCTTATTTCTAAAATGGCTCTTCTTGATCGTATAGATAGTGAAAATGCTAGTGGTAGACTTGATTTAATAATTCAATTGCCATATGTCGTTAGATCAGATGCACGTAAAGCTCAGGCAAAAAATAGACGGCAAGAAATTATCGAACAACTTACTAATGGTAAATATGGTATTGCTTATACTGATGGAACAGAAAAAATAACCCAACTTAATAGACCAATAGAAAATACTTTGCCGCAACAGATTCAAGAATTATGGAAACAATTATATGACAACTTATATATGACTCCAGAAATTCTTAATGGTTCTGCGAATGAGCAAACAATGTTGAACTATTATTCTAGGGTTATAGCTCCTTGTCTCGATGCATTGATTGATGAATTTAATAGAAAATTTATGACAAAGACAGCTTGGTCTCAAGGGCAAAGATTCCAATACTATCGGAATCCATTTAAGCTTGTCCCTGTTGATAAACTCGCAGACATTGCAGATAAGTTCACAAGAAATGCCATACTGAGTCCGAATGAAATGAGACAAATCATTGGATTTACTCCAGTTGATGATGGAGATTCGGATGAATTACGTAATAGAAACCTCAATCGATCGGATAATGAACTTCCGATGAATACTGATATACCTCAGGAGCAATTACCGGAAGAACCTTATTACGAAGAATACGAAGAGGTTTAATAAAATATTAAGTAAAGGAGGTAAAATTCATTCAAAATGAAACCTGAAAAGTATGATTTTAGTGGTTGGGTTACCAAAAATAACATTGAATGTACAGACGGACGTACTATTTTACAGGATGCTTTTGCTAAACAATCTGGAACATATGTACCTCTTGTTTGGGCACACGATCATGATAACCCAGAAAATATTTTAGGTAAAATCTATCTTGAGAATCGCCCTGAAGGCGTTTATGGATATGGTATATTTAATAATTCGCCAAGAGCTCAGGTTAGCAAAGAAGCCGTTGGGCATGGTGATGTTGATAGTATGTCTATATGGGCTAACCATCTTACTCAGGATAGTAAAAGAAATGTTTCTCATGGCAAAATCCGTGAGGTTAGTCTGGTTTTAGCTGGAGCAAATGAAGGTGCAAAAATTGATTTTGCTTTGGCTCATGGCGATGAAAGTGATGAAGAGACTCAGGCTGTTATTTATGGGCCAGAAGGAACTCTTGAACTCATGCAGGAAGATACTGTTGAAGAAAATATTGAAACGAAGGAGGAAGAAGAAGTGCCTATTAAAAAAGTAAATGACAAAACTGTTGAAAACGAAGAGATTGTCGAACATGCCGAAGAAGATTCTGGCGAAGGCGAGACTCTCAAACATGCTTTTGATACGGTTATGAATAAACTTTCTGAAGAAGATCAGGACATTATTCTTGCTGTTATCGGTATCGCTGCCGATTCTGGCGTCGCGAAGCAGAGCGATGAAGAAAATAGCGAACATCTTGAACATAACGATAAAATCAACAAGGAGGAAAATACTGAAATGAAAGTGAATGCTTTCGACAACGCAAAGAAAACCGAGGATGTCATCTCCCATGAGGACATGAAGAGAGTCTTCGAAGAAGCTAAGAAGTGTGGATCTCTTAAGGAGGCTGTCAAGAACTCGGGCAATTATCTCTCCCATGCTATTGAATGGGATACGAGTGCGTATGGCACCATCAACCCTCTGTTCCCCGATCCTAAGGCTATCGGAACCCCGGTAACTATCGATCGTGATCAGAATTGGGTCAACACCTTCATGAATGCTACTCGTAAGGTCCCATTCTCTCGTGTCAAGATGCTCAGTTTCGATATCACCGAAGATGAGGCTCGGGCAAAGGGTTATGTGAAGGGTAATCAGAAGGTCGAAGAAGTCATCAAGGTGATGAAGCGTCATACTGATCCTCAGACTATTTATAAGCTTCAGAAAATGGATCGTGATGATCTCGTTGATATCGTTGATTTCGATGTCGTTGCATATCTGAAGTCCGAAATGAAGGGTAAACTTACTGAGGAGCAGGCCGTTGCTGCACTTCTTGGTGATGGCCGTTCCGATATCAGCAACGACAAGATCAAAGAAGATTGCATTCGTCCTATCTGGACTGATGCGGATCTCTTCACGATTAAGAAATCCATCGAATTCACCACCAATGATACCATGACGACGAAGCTCAAGAAGTTCCGTGAGGCGGCTATCAAGGCTCGTAAGGATTATAAGGGTGCTGGCAATCCTACTATGTATCTTACCGAGGATCTTCTCGCGGAATTGCTTCTGATGGATGATGGTATTGGTCACCAAATGTATAAGAACGAAGCTGAAATTGCTAATGCGTTTATGGTTAGCAAGATTGCGACCGTTCCTCAGATGCAGGGAAAGAAGCGTAATTCTTCTGGCTACGATTACACTCTGTGGGCTCTGATTGTCAATCCGATCGACTATACCTTCGGTAACAACCGTGGTGGTGAGCCTTCTTTCTTCGAAGATTTCGATATTAACTACAACAAGTACGAGTATCTTATTGAGACCCGTAAGTCCGGTGCTCTTACTACTCCGTATTCTGCTATCGCGATCGAAGTTAAAACTGCTGAAGAAGCTCAGGCGGCTAGCGGCGAAGGCTAATTTTCATTCAAAATGGCTAGATACTGCGGCATGATAGGATTCTCAACGGCGGCTTCTGTTGTAGACGGCGTATATGAAGAACAAATTACTGAACGTAAGTACTATGGAGATGTTACTAAAGACTTCAGGAAAGATACTCGTAATGATAAAGTCGTAAGAGACATTGATATTAGTAATACGTTCAGTATTGTCGCAGATCCTTTCGCCTTTGAGAATTTTAGTTTTATAAAATATTTGAAGTATATGGGTATTGCATGGAATGTTGAAAGCGTCGAGGTGCAATACCCAAGACTTCTTATATCGGTAGGAGGTAGATGGAATGGGCCAGATGGAAACCAAACGACTCAAGCTCCAAAAATTACTTGAGAACATAATGGCAGATAATGGTTTGGATAAAAATGTCTACTTCCAACCGCCAGAAAATCTTCAAATGAGTTATCCATGTATAGTGTATCATAGACAGTACATTGATGGAGTTCCTGCTGACAACATTAACTATCTTATTAATAGACAATATCGCATAATTTATGTAGATAGATCTCCAATTAATGATGGTGTGATCGAGTCTTTAATGGAATTGCCTAATTGTAAATATATGTCACATTCTATTGTAGATAACTTAAACCAAGACGCTTTCGAAATATATTACTAAGGAGGAAATGCCTAGTATGACTATTGGTGGTCTTACTTGGGATACGACTGGTAAAAGATATTACTATACTGGTATTGATGCCGTAGCTCTTTACGTCGAAAATTCCGGTTGGTATAAAAACCCAGTCGCTTGGAACGGTGTAACGGCCGTTAACGAATCCCCGTCTGGAGCCGAATCCAACAAACAGTATGCTGATAACATCGAGTATCTGAACTTGATTTCTAAGGAAGAATTCGGTTGTACTCTTGAGTGTTATCAGGCTCCTGAAGAATTTTATCCTTGTGATGGTATCCTTGCCCTTCTTAATGGAAAGATGCTCATCCATGGACAGCCTAGAAAATCTTTCTGTCTCGTTTATAGAGTTCAGAAAGGCTCTGATACTGTTGAGGCTGGTGGAAAAGTCGAAGGTAATACTATGGGTAGTGGTTATGTGTATCATATCGTTTATGGCTGTAAGGCAGCGCCTTCTAGCCGTGACTTTGGTACGGTGAACGACTCTCCTGAAGCAATTACCTACAGCTATGAAATCAGCACTACTCCTGTAACTGACGCTAGTAAACTTCCTACGAAAGATGGCAAGGCTGCTTTGACTCAGTGTGCTCATCTTGAGATCGATGGTACTACGTTAACAACGTCTCAGGAAACAGCACTTAAAGCACTTTTATATCCGTCTAGTTTAACTGCGGATGCTCCTACTCCTTATCAGATTGCTGCTGCATGCGGCTATACGAATACCTAAGGAGGCGATATAAGATATGACTATAAATGGACTTGTTTGGGATAATGTCGGCGATCATTTCTATAATACTGGTATTGATGGTGTCGCTTTGTATGTGTTCGATAAAAATACCAACTGGTATGGTGAGTCGCATGCGTGGAGTGGTGTTACTGCAGTTAACGAATCTCCTTCTGGCGCTGAATCCAACAAACAGTATGCCGATAACATCGAGTATCTGAACCTTCTTTCGAAAGAGGAATTTGGTCTTACACTTGAGGCGTTCCAGGTTCCTGAAGCATTTGACGAATGTGATGGAATCATTCCATTTGGACAGTTGAAGATTCGTGGTCAGGCTCGAAAATCCTTTGGACTTGTGTATCGAGTTCAGAAGGGTTCTGATACTGTCGAAGCTGGCGGGGCGGTTAATGCTTCTGCTGGTGTTCCTCAGGACGACGAAGATGGATCTGGAGAAGGCTATATTTATCATATTGTTTATGGTTGTAAAGCCGCTCCATCCAGTCGTGATTTTGGTACAGTGAATGATTCTCCTGAGGCTCAGACCTTCAGTTATGAAATTACTTGTACCGATCTTACGGATGCTTCTAAGATTTCGGTCGATGGTTCTACAATTTCGGATCTTTCTGGCGTGACCAAACTTTGTCACATCGAAGTAGATTCTTCGAAACTTACGAAAGATCAGCTTGATGCGCTTATGGAAATTCTCTATGGTACGGTTGACACGAGCGGAAGCACTCCTGTCCTCGTTCCTGCCGAAGCCATGCCTACCCCGGCAGAGATTTACACTGCATGCGCGACCACTAGCTCGAATGGCTAAAAATCGCTAAAAATTAGCATTTTTCCGTGGAAAACGATGGAAATAAGGGGTTTTTAAGAAAAACTATTGCGTGAGAAAATATATTTCATAAAAAAGTTTCTGAAAATTTTCATCGTTTTTCACGGTTTTTTCAAAAAATTTCATGAGATTTCAAAATGGAACCGTGAATAAAAACCAGAAAGGAAAAAACAAAAATGATTAAAAAAACGGTAAAATATACCGACTTCAATGGCGTTGAAAGAAGTGAGGATCTTCTTTTCAATCTCACCAAAACTGAACTCAATAATCTCAATTTCAAACACCACGGGACTTACTCTGAACAGCTTCAGGCAATCGTAGATTCTAAAGACATTCGTTTGATTACTGAACTTTTTAATGAAATTATCACTAGAGGTTATGGTATCAAATCTGAAGATGGTAGAAACTTTAGAAAGTCGCCTGAGATCATCGATGACTTTGTAAGTTCCGCAGCCTACGATGCATTAATGATTGAAATTCTTAACAATGAAGAAGAAGCTGCAAATCTTTTCATTGGTATGCTTCCAAGTGATCTTCAGGCAGAAGTTAGAAAGGAAATGCAGAAGGAGGCAAAATAATGCTTACTGTATCTGAGGCAACTAAAATAGACAAAACCATAAAGGTGTTACAAGAAGAACTTAATGAAGTAAATAGCATCCTTCTTTCTCTTGATTGTGGAGAGACTTCACCCGAAGAGCTTCCCATTGCTCCTAAATTTTATATTACCAAAAAAGAAAGAATCGAAAATCTTATTTGGGTATATAAAGTAGAAAAGAGAATGACCGATAAAAAAACAGAGAATGCTTCTGATAAAAATTCCGACTAAAGAAGGATGGGATGAGAAGAAAGAACAATTTGTATCAGTTAAAGGAGCAACTTTACAACTTGAGCATTCTTTAATCTCTTTGTCAAGATGGGAATCAATTTGGCATAAACCATTCTTATCGATGGCCAATGAAACTACTCAAGAAGAGTTTAAAAGCTACATTCAATGTATGTCTATGACACAAGATATTGATCCTGCTCTATTGGATATGTTAACAAATGATGAGATTAAAAAGATAAAAAATTATATAGAAGATCCAATGACTGCCACATGGTTTAGAGAAGATCCAAAAAGACATGGAAAATCTGGAATTGGTGGTCCAGTTATGACATCTGAATATATATATTATCTCATGATTGATTGCGGCATTCCAAAAGAAATGGAAAAATGGCATTTAAATCGATTAATGACTCTTATTAGGGTTGTTAAAGAAAAAGAAAGATCTGGTAGCAAGAAAAATTCCTACAAAGATACTATGAATCAATACGCAGCAATGAAAGCTCGTAGTCGTATACCTAAATAATTTAGAAAGGACGTCGATATGAGAAATCCTATTGAAGTTAAGGCGCAAGGTGATTTTAAAAATCTTACTGGTTTACTTGAACGTACTAAGAATTTCTTTAATATCGGCGTCCTTGATAAATATGGTCAAAAAGGCGTTGAAGCACTTAGACGAGAAACCCCAAGCAAATCATTAGAAACTGCAAATTCTTGGTATTATAAAATAAAAAGACAAAACGGTCAAGCAATAATTGAATATCATAATTCGAATATTCAAAATGGAGTTAACATAGCTCTAATTTTATACACAGGCCATGCAACAAAAGATGGTTATTGGGTACAAGGAGTAGATTATATAAACCCTGCCTTAAAACCTATATTTGAAGAGATGGCGAAAGACGCTTTAAAGGAGGCAACTGAGAAAAATGGCTGATAAACAAGTTGAAACAAAAGTTGTCCAAGTGCGTTTCGACAACTCTAAATTTTCAAAAAATATTAATAAAACAATAAAAGAATGCGAAAAATTTGATAAATCTCTGCAATTCAAAAGCAGTAAAAATAATATAAAAGATATACAGAAAGCACTTGATGATATAGAATTAAAGCAATTAAATAGTGAATTAGACGACACTAATAAGTCTTTAAACAAATTGACAATAAGTTTTAAAGATTTACTTAAAATAAAACTTCTTAGTAAAGCAATGGATGTTGTCATTAGCAAAACTAATGCTATGATTAAATCTATGCTTGGTATACACAACGTTGTTGCTGGTTGGCAGCAATATGAGACTCAGATGACTAATGTTGGCGGTATACTTAATCAAGTCCAAGATAAAGGATATGGTCTTGAAGATGTTGCTTCTGCGATGGAACGACTTCGTTGGTATACTGATGAAACCTCGTATAGTTTTACAACTCTTTCTAACGGTATTAGACAATTTGTTATCGCGGGTATCGATTTAAATAAAGCTGCAGAAGCCGCTATGGGTGTCACAAACTTAGCAGGTTCTGCAAAAGTATTTGACGAGTATAAGATACAGTCTGCTATGGATGCAGTTTCTAAAGCAATGCAGACCGGTTATATGGACGTTCAAAAATGGACATCTCTAACAAATACAGCCGGCATTGTTACTGAAGACTTTTCAAATTTGTTACTTGAAGAAGCCGCTGCTCAAGGAAAACTTGTAAAATCTGCTGCTGGACAGTATAAAACAAAGAAAAGTGGTAAACTTGTAACAACTGAAAACATTAGAAGTACTCTTAGCGATAAATGGTTATCTGCTGATGTACTTGCTAATGTTATGGATAGATATGCTTCTGCATCGACCGCTGTTGAAACATTTTCTGGCTTAATGGCAGAGCAAACAGATGAAAATTTAGCAAAAATAAACAGCATGTTTGAGAAATCTGGCGTCCAATTCGAGTCATTTGATGAGATATTAACAAAGATGCCAAATGATGTAGAAGATGCCACAGAATTAACGGCAGAAGAAACCGGTAGATTTCTGGAAAGTTTAGGATATGGATTTGACGAGGTTTCTTATAAAGCATTTAAATCTGCTCAAGAAACGACTTCGTTTAGTCAATCTTTAACTTATGTTAGAAAAGCAATATCTACTCAGTGGGCAAATATATTTGAAAAGATATTTGGAGACTATCAAACTTCTACAAAATTATGGTCTGATATTTCTGGTAAGTTTTACAGAATATTCGTAATGCCTTTTGAAAATCTTACGAGTGTTTTCGATAACTGGTCTACTTTAACTGAAGGTGGAGCAGAAGACTTCAGAAATATGGTTAAAACCATAATCGATATAGTTGGTAAATTTAAAGATGCTGTATCCTCTGGTTTTAGAGCAGTATTTGGATCTATAGATGAAAATTGGCTTAAAAAGATAACTCTCGGACTAAAAGGATTTTTTGATAAAATATCCGAAGGTCTTTCTGTTATAAAAGATGAAGTGGGCAATGAAAAAGAGAATCCTTTATACAAAATGATAAAGGCTTTATCTAAAATTCTTGCTTCTGTCATTAAAATAATAGGAAAAATACAGGGAACCGTTATAAAAATACTTGGAAAAGTATTTGTTGCACTTGAACCAGTATTTGAGATAGTGGCCGATTTGTTAGATATGGTTGCCGATGGTTTAATATGGGTTATTAATATGGTCGATGAATTGGGCATTCTTGATTTTGTTGTAGAAGGTGTTGCAAAAGCTCTTACATGGGTTGCTAATGGTATAAAGAATGTCATAACTTGGATAAAAGGCAAAATAGATCTTGAAAAAGTAACTAACAAATTAGCCAAGGCATTCAATTATCTAAAAATAGCAATAGAATGGGTAATTGATAAATTTAAAGAAGCCGGAACTGCTGTAAGAGATTGGTGGAATGAAAATGAAATTGCTCAAAAGACAATCAATTTCTTTAAAACCGCATTAGAGAAAACCAAAGGTGCATTTACTGGATTTAATAAATCTACAAAAGATTCTTCAGATAGTGTAGACGAATTTAGTGAAAGTCTAGAAAATGTTTCTGATGCTGGTGATAAAATGTCTAATAAATTGACATGGGTTGATAAACTTAAAGCATTTTTCAAAACAATTGGGAATTTCTTTAAAAATGTCTTTATAAGTTTTAAAACCTTCTTAGAAGATAAAGGTATATTAAGTGGTTTAAAATCATTCTTCTCTGGTTTAAAATCGGTATTTGAACCTATAATTAATATGATTGTTGGTTGGTGGAAACAACTTGGTGAATTAGCTAAAAAAGATCCAACCGAAGCTATGAAAAAATTAGCAAAAGCAATAGCTATAATAATAGGCATATTCTTAATGTTGAAAGTAGCTGGTTTTATGAGAGCTGGAACAGATACATTATGGGAATGCTATTATACATTAAAGGCATTCAAAAAGAAATTGCTTGCCGAAAGATGGAAGGCATTAGCTACTGCGGTATTAATACTTTCTGTTTCTGTTTTAATATTAACTTATACGATGGAAAGAATTGCCAAAATACCAACTACTGATGCTTGGAAAGCAATGGGTATAGTTGGCGCTATAATAGCATCATATGCTTTGCTATTAGCAATGATGAATTCTCCATTGTTTAAAGCTAGCATAAAAGCTGGATTATCTATGACTTTGCAATTACAAGCAATGTCTATAGGTTTGGCATTATTTTTAAGTGGATTTAAGAAGGCTTTAAAGATAGTGTCTAATTATAGTCAAGGTGATATTTGGAAAGCATATGGATTAATTGCAGCGATGACAGGTCTTCTTATATTTATATCGATTTCTTTGTTTAGAAAAGTTAATAAAACGGGTCTTTTTAAAGGTGAATTTATAAAAGGCCCAAGTTTTATGA